TGCTTACTAGGGAGTTGCCCCCTTCAAATAATGACAATTCTGCCATGCCGTTCTCCATTATAATTGTGTAAGGGCTTCATTCTGCCCTTGTTGTGTTGCGGCTGTCAATGCCGCTTCTACATCGTCCAGTCTAAATCTATAGACTTCGCCGATTTTGATGTAAGTGCTGTCTGGGATATACCCATTGTTGACCCACTTACGAATGGTTGAGATTGAGACTTGGAAATAGTCTGCAACCTTATTGATGTTTACATACGGTGTTGTTTCTTCAGTCATTTCTTCCTCACTGACACAACGTATTCGGAGTCCACGTTCAGCCCTGCAGGGACTAAGTCTGGGTTCTCTTCTATGAACTGCTTTACGTTTGTTTGGTTGAGACGCTTCTCGAAGAACTCAGGTATGTTATGTTCCATGATAAATTTATGCATGGATTCCCAATCATTCGTCCAGTAGCGTTGTTTGACAGTGCGGTAGAACAACCCTGCAGGGGTACGCACACTGTCTACGCCATGCTCTTTACAGTAGTCGAGCAAAGCGCGTTTAATCTTATCTTGCTGATCTGCAAGCGCACCATCTTCTTCTTTGAATTTGGCAGACAACTCTGAACGTTTATCGCGTATCTTGATGTACGCCTTAGTTAATTTCTCGACGGGTACCGTCATGTGTATTCTCCATTATATCTTTGTATAACTGACATATAGTAACTTATACTATCTAGTCAAGTATTTCTTTGTACAGATTTATCATTTCTGTATGTATGTTGATACGATCATCTAACATACGGTAAATACGTTTTTCCGCAGGTGACCCTGCCAACTGTATAACGGTACACTTATGTGTCTGCCCCGAACGGTGTACGCGAGCATTCGCCTGCGCATATGTTTCGAGTGAAGATGTCGGCCCCCACCATACCACAGTGTTTGCAGCGGTCAGCGTAACGCCGTGAGCCGCAGCTTGCGGTTGGATCACCAAGACTTTTGGATCGGGGTTGTTTTGGAAACGGTCAAAGATATCCGTGCGTTTACTTGCAGGAACATCTCCTCGTATGATCTCCGACGTTACGCCGTCGCTGGTCAGCTTATCGACTAGCATATCAATCGTGTGTTTGAACGGCACAAACACCAGAACTTTCTTGCTGCTCTCGTCGATAACTTCTTTGAGGACTTGGTAGCGGTTCTTGATATCGAATTGCACCGTGTCACCATCATCGGTGTAGATAGCCCCTGCGCTGATCTGCAATAGTTTGTTCAGAGCGATAGCGGCATTGGCTGCTGTTACATCCTCACCTGCCACTTCCATGACAAGACGTTTGCGTAAGGTGTCGTAGTATTTCTTCTGCTGCCCAGTCATTTCGACGAAGCGTTTGGTGTAGACCATGTCAGGCAGATCAAGACACTCGTCCTTTGTAAAACGAATCGCAGGTTGCAACGCACGGAACACAGTATCTTTGGCTGTTTCCTTTGGCTTCCATTTGAACTGCGTCACCTTCCACATGACCATGTCACGCCATGACCCGAAGAACCTCGGCACTGCCAGAGGGTTAATTAGCTTTGCCAAACCATACGCATCGACTGGACTTTGTGCAGCGGGTGTACCTGTCATCATCCAGAGCCAATCGTTTTCACCGACTAGCTTGTTCAGTGTCTTCCACCGTTTGGTCTGCGCGTTCTTGTAGTGTGTCGCCTCGTCTACAATGAATAGATCGAAGCCACCCTTGGCTATCTCGTCAGCAACAATCTCGACACCATCGTAGTTTATAATTACGAACTCGGCACCACTGTTGATGATCTTCTTGCGTTTCTCTTTACTACCATGAGCCACGTCTACGGTTCGATGCATAGCAAAGGAAAACAAGTCGTTACGCCATGCACTATCCATGATAGATAGCGGGCAGACTACCAACACACGGTTTACTTTACCCTGCGTCATTAGATAGTCAGCAGCCCAGATAGCCGATGCAGTTTTACCTGTACCCTGCTCGTTGAAGCAGAACGACTTCTTGTTCATGGTCAAGAAAGACGCTGTATCTTTTTGGTGTGAGAATGGCTTGTACTGTCCCGGCCAGTTGTACCGTTTAGTAATAGGTGACGGTACGTTTATATTTAAACTCCTGAGAGTATGGGCTTCATCAAGCCCCCAGTTTACGACGACTTCATTCATCGACAACTCCTTACTTTTTGGTATGACCGCCGTGATTTGCTTAGGGTTCCTTACCTTCAGCAATAACGCCTTGTCATTGATGACCTGCATGTTGTTCTCCGTGGTAGTGAATCACTACTTCTTTTTCTTCGGGCTGCTCATAGCCCCACCCGCTGCGCGGTTCTTTTTGCGGCTTTGTACTTTGTAACCGTCTTTGTTTGTCCCGCCTTTACTTAGCGGTTTCTTGTGGGCAATATCCTTGCCTTCTCGTTTATCGGCTTTGCCGTTTTTGTTGGCATCTTTACCAGTCTTGTCCATCTTGCGACGAGCGCGTTGGCGTTCCATGCGGTCTGCATGTTCACCGCGTTTCTTTTGCTGCTCATACTCTTTCTTGTATGGGCGTTTCTTCTTTGTATATGGCATCAGTTTCTCCCATTGTGAGGGCATTCAGTTACTGGACAGTGACGCTTGCACAAACCAGATGGGCGGGGGTTCCACACATCTGTTTCAAACGCCTTCTCCATTTTACCATAGATTCCAAGCCATTTCTCCCAAAGACTTGCGCTCTGTTCAACTTCATATTCGGCTTTGACCAAGCTACCTGCTACAACAAATAGAAGCCCTGCCTTTACCGTTTTGATTTCGGGGTAGTGTGCAAAGACGGTCAGTGCCATAAGTTCTAACTGACCCTTGTCAGCATACTTCGATGACTTCCCTGTCTTGTAGTCGATGACCCATGCAACTTGTGCCAACACGTCTACGATTATTAGGTCAGCTATGCCTCTGAACCAAACCTTCTTACTAAAGAAGTCACACGGTTCTAGGTCAGCAGTAAGCCCCAACTTCTTTTCACATATCTTTACACCGCGCTTATTGTTCAGCGCATCTAGTGTAGCCTTGATAAACTCGAACTTCGGTGGGATCGGCACTTCTGATCCGATGTAATCTTCGCAAGCCTTGTGGAACTCGGTGCCATAACGCATGGCTTCTGTCTCCTCGACAGGATATTCCTTCAAGATTTTCTCGTGATAGAACTGCTTCGGACACGTTTCAAACGCTTTAGCTTTGCTAAACGACCAAGGTGCGATACTCACTCACAGTCTCCATATGATTTTGCCGTGCCGCTTTCGCAGTCTACTGGCAGACCTGTTGCCCAATCGGGTGTCCACCTCATACACTGTTCAACAAACGCTTGAGCTTCTTCGACTTCGTTGTCTTTCACACAGCAAACTATTGAGTCGTGTACCGTTAACACCACTTTGTATTTCTTACTAATTCTTAGCATCTGTTCGCCTATGATGCAACGGGCTATCGCTTGGCACACGTTTTCTATTACCTTGCCGCCATATATTCTGGTGCGACCTCTGCGTGTTTTGTAGCTGTACTCCAGACCCTGTTCGTTCTGCTCCGCGTACAAGTTCTCGTACAAGATGCTCAGTCCATTCGGCAGTATCAGCCCTTGGTTCTGAGCGTCTACTGTGATGATATCTTTACGACCAAATGCTGCCGCTCTGTTGTTCGATAGCTGCTGCACCATAAAGTTCGCATCACGCCATACTTTACTGATCTTCCAGTTGGCATCCCGATAAATCTGTATGATACGCCGCGCTTCGTGAGGCGGTACTTCAAACCCAAATGTCTTTAACTGTATACCAAACTTCTCGGCACCCATGCCGTACCCTGCGCCAAGGATCGTAGTCTTACCAACAAAGCGTTGGTCTTTTGTTACGTCCTCTTCATCGCAGCCGTATATACGTGCAGCCATCTTGACGTACACATCCTCGCCGTTGGCAAACGCAGCGGTCAGATCATCTTGTCCCGCAAACCATGCAAGTACACGCGCTTCGATCTGTGAACTGTCAGCCTCGACAATCGTATGTCCTTCGGGTGCAATGATCGCACGTTTTAGCTTTTTGCCGTTCGGCCCTCGGCTTGGCAGGTTCTGCAAGTTAATCTTGTCAGCCCCACCCCATCGACCAGTGTGCGCGGCGTAGTATCTAACAGGTACAGGAAGTGTACCGCGTTTAGCAATATCTATGAACCTCTCTGTACGTGTCTCCTCAAGGGTACTTTTGTTACCCAAACGTGCAGCGATCAACGACTGAACTCTGTCGTCGTCATGTTCTTGTAGTGCTTTGAAATCTTCGTCGGACTTCGCAAATGCGTAAGTCTCTTTGCCTGTTGTCATGCTTATCTTCATCGGCGGCTCGACACCCAAGGCTCTTAGCATGTCAGCGAACTTCTGATTAGACATCAGGTCTTTCTTGTCGGTGACATTGGCATCACGCAACAACTTGTCCTTGCGCTCCTTGGTATCTTCAAGGTGCTGCTCTAGTAGTCCAAGGTCTAACTCTAGTGTCGGCTCAATAAACATCCGCAGTGTTAAGTCGATTAACTTCAACTCGCTCCGTGGGAACTTAGACCCCATGATCCGAAACAGCTTGTAGGTTAAATCTACATCGTTCTTGGCATACTCGCCGTACCGTACGGTCTCCTCGTCGGTGAAGTCGGCTCGGCGTTTACCCTTGGCGTTGTGTACTTCGTTGCCTTTGACACCTACACCGTACCTCTCAGCCACAGCTTTCAGTGATGCACTTGTCTCCACACCGTGCAGGGCGCGTGACATACACATCGTATCGAACCACACCTTCGGATTGATGCCGTAGTGCCAGTTAAGTATGGCACCGTCGAACATCGTATTGTGGCAGAGTATAGCACAGTCAGAGAAGTCTATGTGTGTGAGTAGACGTTTGATTAACTCTGCATCGCTTACATACTTCGTAGCCTTATCGTTTTTCTTGATCGCAAGCCCGATAACCTCGAACCGTTTGTCGCGCACATACTCCTCGGTTGTCATCTTGGACAACGAATAATCTTGGGCGTAGTAGGTTTCAAAGTCTAGCGTATATACGTCCATCACTTACTCACGATCTCGCCGCCGCAAGCCATGTACCCACAGGCATCTATCCAGTTATCAAGATGCTTCTCGTTCTGTCTGATCCGCGCAATCTTCAGCATGGTCATCATTACAGCAACATCTTGTGGTTCAATGAAGTCGATCCCAAGGTGCGTGTTCCAGTACGAGGCGATAGTACGAAAGTTATCTTCCATGTCGCCGTGGTCTGCTGCACGATCTCTTGTGACGTAATCTTTAGCTGTGTCTAGCACTGCTGCTCTGCCCATCACGTGTGGGTTTTCGATCTCTTCGCGCCAGTTGTCAGAACTGATACGATCTACCAGACGCTTTACAAAGTCTATGTCTACACCACAGGCTTCTGCTACCTCGGCGTAATCGGCTTTGCGGTTAGCAAGTAAAAACTGCCAAACCTTTTCCTCTTTCTTACTCATATCTTTACTCCATTGCGTTGTAGTTTTAGGCGATATTCTTTTAGTTCTTTTCTCGCCCTGAATAAATCTTGCTGCACGTTCGGGTGGTAGTCGGTACGGTTTGCTTCACGCTCGTACTTGTCCACCTCATTTCTTAGAAAGCGCAAGTATGCTCTCTGCTGCGGATTTAGCTGCTCGTCTCCCATTGTTCTCCCTCTGGTCTAAGTTTAGGTCTGATTGATTCGGACATGACACCTGTATCTAGGCACCACATATTAACATCACCATCTGCAAACATGTACTTATCCATGTCCTCGTTGTCGCGTATAAATATCTGACACGCTTCGTGACTAGGCAGTGTTATGTAGGTTTGTATCTCCCTACCTTTGATTGCATATTCTAAATAAAAAACTGTAAAAAACTCCATTGCATACCTTTCTTAATTTGATAAAAAGTTTTGGGGGGCGTTACATATTCGCCCAGAGTATTGTGCTATAGTCCGACCTGCACCGCCCCTCACGACTCTCCCCTTCTCGGCAGATCATACCTTTGTTTAACCTGCATCACAGACTGATGCGAAACATCAAGTATATCTCCAATGTCACGCAGAGTCATACCCTTGAGAAGCATACGATTAATTACTTGTGCTTTCTCCGATAGCTTTCTAGGCCGACCACCTTTACGCGCATTCTCTTGCGCCTGTTTATAATTTGGTGTGGCTGCGTTCAGCTTTTTATTATTTTGTTTATCTATATCTAGCTGCTCGTTCCAACACTGAGCATATGCGTTTTCAAATGGTACGCCTGCTCGTACTAACTGCCTCAGTTTTTCCATCGGCTCACTCAAAACGGTGGCTCCTCTCCTTCATATGTTGGCAACCACACGACATATTCTTCTCGTGTGGCAATGTGTTCTTCACGTTCTTCAACTAGCCCCATCTCGTTTAGAAACAGGGCTAGTTCTTCTGGTATATTATTCTGCTGCGATTGCTTTGTCATCGCGTAGAACCCGCACGATATCTTCAATCGGCGATAAATCCAGATCGATATGATCTGCGCATCCACGGAACCTGTCAAGCCATCCTGCAAGCGCGATGCCTGCCTGCTTGCGCAATTCTGCTTGGGCTTGTGGGCTTTCTGGGTCAAACGATATGTACCCACCACCTTGTTTACGTGTGTTTGTTGGTGAAATCATAGCAGGGTATTCAACAGTGCGTTCTACCACTTCTATTTCTTGCACCGTACTTGGCACAACTGTTTCCTTCACCACGATACGCAAGCCCGACACAAACTGCCGCGCTAACTGTAGCTTCGCTTGCCATAGCAGGTGTTCATCCTGACCATGAAAAGCCTTGTAAGCAATGTGATTTGGCTTATCCGCCAACCACGTGACAAACTCTTCTGGCACGAATGCATTCCTACCAGTATCGTTTAGATAAGCATCGATAATCTTCTGCTTCGTCTTTTTATTAAACTTAGCCAATTTATTCTCCATAGCTATTTATGTTAATCACCAAACGTCTCCTCACCTTGTCTCACCATAACGAGCCTCGACCGCCTTACCACGACATCCCCAACCAACGTCAACATACCGCGCCTCACCATGACCGCCTCGCCTAGACTGACCGAACCACGCGGAACCAAAACAAACCTGACCGCACCGCACCTCGACCGCCTGACCCAAACTAACCGAACACTAACGTACCCTGCCATGACCGCCTCGCCTCAACAGACCGCGCCCTACCTCACCATGACCGCCATACCGAACCGAACCGCACCGAACAAGACCATACCGTCCATACCGCGCCCAACCTAAACCGCCATGCCGTACCGTGACCCACCGAAACTTATCGGGACACACCTAAACCGCCTCGTCTCACCAAACCGGACAGTACCAAAACTTGCCGTACCCCGCCTTGACCGCCTAGCCATGCCTGACCCCACCGTACCGTTCCGAACCATACCGCCCATAACGAACCACAACGCACCATAACCGCCAAACCGTACTGCGCCTCACCTTTCCCCACTCCAACTCAACTCACCGTAACCGTCTGAACTGACCTCGCCATAACCCAACTGAACGCACCCCGCCTTACCTGAACCGTGTAACCGTAACCCGTGATTAGGGCGGCGTACCGCCCCTCTCATTCTTTTCATAGGAGTAAATCTT